ACAGACGACATCCAAATATTGTCAAAATATAAATAAAGAACATAACGGAAACCACGTGAGATTCCTTATAAAGGGTGAATATATACACCAGAAATGTTTTTCTATAAATGGAACGTGTAAGGATTTCACTGGAAAAGATTATTTGTTAACACCCAATATCATCAGTAAATTATATAAAGTGGACGAAGTTCCTAAGAAATCTAAATTTAAATTTATAAATCAAGATATAGAATACACAGATGCTAGAGAGTGTGTACACGCATTTATTACTAAATACATGACAGCATTTTGTAGAGAGGTAAAGGAAATAATACCCACAAAAAAATCAAAAAAACCTAAACAATTCGAGGTTGTTTCGGATGCGAGGTGTCAAGAGTGTGATACCACGAATATGAAAATATACATCGAAAGGAAAAATATATACCAGGAGTGTAAATGTCCGCGTAGACTTTATGAACTTAATGTTAAATCACTCGATAAATTATATCCTAAATAAATATATGTACGCCGTTATATTTTTGGTATTTGTTATATATATAACTACAAAAATCGTGAAAAGAACTAGAGGGTTCGATAAGGTTGATACACTCATAAAGGAAACGCTTAAATATTCCGGTATAAATAATTCCCTCTACAGTGAATTTTTAGCCAATATAAACATGGCGAAAGAGTATATAGATCACGTCGATATGTCGTCTAAAATGTTATATAGATCTATCAAAACATTAGAAAATATAGGTCTAGAGGGTGTTTCGGGTGATACGGATTTTCAAGAAGACATAACTAGATTATCCTTAGCTTTAGCATACGAATTCGAACAAATTTTAATAGACCAGGCTATTAATAATAACGTAGAATTCAAACCAAAATATTTAAATGATAGGATGTAATGCGATAATAGAGCTTAAAAAAACAATTAAACTAATATAAAATGGAGACAGATATAGGCAACCCCATAGATTTTGAACCAGATATCCAAATGAATAATAAGGAGAGTGATCCAGCACCGGAACATGAAAATAATAATAACGAAGATCCGTTTTATTTTCATCAACCGCAAATGATGATGCAACAACCACAATATCAACACGCGTTCCCTAATAACGGAAACGATTTTTTTGCAAATCTGGACAAGACGGCGTATGCTATAATTTTCGTTGCATTTATATTAGGATTCTTTATGGGAAAAACCATGCAACCTGTTATCCTCAGACCAGGATGATTCCATACCCGTGAAATCACCTATCGGACCAGTCGTTGGTTCTGTAAAATACGCCCTACTCACAACAAGTGGGTCTTTGAGAGTATCACGTAAAACTTCAGACGCTTTTATATCGGGTTTACTTTTTTGTGCTCTATCATACAGCCCCAAAAATAAACCAATCGCGAGCGCTACGATAAGAATGGTGATTATGTTTAAGATAATACTTATACTCAACATACTTACATTTATATAACAAAATTATTTACTTAGAATTCACTTCTTCTTCTCCGTCGTCGACCGCTTCAGAAATAACCGCATCAGTAGAGGATTCCGTAATTTCACCCTCTTCGATTTCACTTTCCTTTTCCTTAGCTTCCTTTTCGCGCTTCTCTTGTCTTTCTTTGATTTCTTGCGCGACCATGGCATCTGCCTTCTTAACGAGCTCTTCCATCGGAGTGTCTGGTTCTTCCTTTTGCAACTTTTCAAGAATTTCTGCTGGATGGCTGATGGGTGGTTCATCTGGTTTGTTATAGTATTTACTGTTTTCATCTCCGGGTTTGATGTACGGAGTATCCGTACCTTCGAGTTTAGTGGCTTGCATATCTCGTTTACGCTCTTCAAACATTTTAGCGGCCTGTGCCTGGTTTTCCTTATACCCCTGCATCAATGCTTCTAATTTTTCGTTAGTGAAATGAACGTCGTCAATTTTGGATGGATCCGGTGGGATCAATAGCCATTTGTACATATCTACCACATAAATATCGAATGTACTATCTTCGTTTTGTAGTCTTTTTGCGTGTGACGCCGCTTCATCACGGGAATTGAAACATCCTCTAATTTTAATTCCGAATTTGTCATTTTTTTGTGGGGCTTCTGGGCCTACGATAGACAGGCACGCAAATAACTGACCCGGGACGGTCGTGTAATCTTGTTCGAGACTCATTGATATACTACATGTGTGTATTAACTTTAAGCCAGCTTAAAAATATATCGCATGAAATAATATATCGCGAATGCATGAATTTTGGTCTACACAACCCGTGCCCAATGATAAAATAAACTATGATAAAGATGGAGAGATAGATACATCACACACTCGTAATATAAAACCAATTATACTCCCCGATGGGTATGTATGGAGTTGTTGTTCATTACAAGAACTTTATCCGTTTTTACTAGAACATTACATATCCGGAGACGTGTTTAATTTTGCTTATTCAAAGGATATAATTTTATGGTCACTGTATGCACCTGGATTTAAAGAGGATTGGCACATCGCTATCAGAGAAGAGAGTTCGGGTAAATTGTCCGCGTTTATATCAGGCGTCCCGTTACATATTCGCGTGATCGATAACGAGATACCCGTCACACAGGTTAATTTCTTGTGTGTGCGTAAGGATTTAAGATCAATGGGATTCGCACCCATTTTGATAAGTGAGATAACGCGTCGCTCGAATTTATATAACATTTGGCAAGCTGTATACACGGCGTCAATATGTATACCTACGCCGGTGTGTCAAGTCGATTATTGGCACAGGCTTTTAAATGTAGAAAAATTAAATAGACTTGGATTTTCGGACACCGACGAGTCCAAACACACGATACGAGGTAAAACCCATTTACGTGAAATGACCGACGAAGATGTTTCATACGTGACAAAACTTTTCAAAGAACATACATCTTCTTTTAAAATAGCACCCGTCGTAAACGAGGAATATGTACGATATTGGTTGTTGCCGCGCGACGGGATAGTATATTCCTATGTAGACAAAGATAAGGATAAGTTTGTATCATTTTATAGCGTTCCATTCATACACAAAGATACTGGAGAGATTATTCACCAAGCATATATATTTTATATAGTCGGAGATTCATTAAACGATGCCGCGCACGTAGCTAAGAAGGAAGGATTTGATATGTTAAACTGTACGAATGCGGGGATTGGAAATTCAGAATTATTGAAAAATATGTTTTGTATGGGAGATGGGATGAATCACTATTATTTATACAATTGGACCACACGGGATCGTATATCTCGAGAAGATATATGTTTTACAATAATATAGAATGGGGAGAGGTAAATTTTTCACCATACTAACTACAATCGTGGGTTTTAATACGTGGACCATGATGACTATGGATTTGGATTTTATTAAAAAATACACTCCGTTAAATGATGACGAAGATTAATCATTACATCACGAGAGACTTTTCTACGAGATCTTTCAGTGTTAATATAATTTTGGTATGTTCGCTTGACGCCATACATTGCGGATCTAGAATGACTTCTAAAATGCGCGCATTGTCGTCGGGATCACCAGGAAGTTCGAATTTTCTTATATAATCCGCTGCCGTGTAAACGAGTGCGTCTAGAAATTCCTCGTTCGCCATGTGCATCCATGAATCTCTGGGAGTTCCCCAAGACATGGTATTCATACACACACGAACACCATGCCCATATTTAGATTTGCCGAGATTTAATCTTCCTAAAATTAAATCATATACCATATACATTTATTGGGTATAGATGTCTTTAAATAAAATAGATAAAATAAAATAATTATAGAGTATAAAATGATATATTTCTTAAGAAAAATGTTCAAAGCCGTGAAATTATGTGAAATGAACAGATCATTCAGTTATACATTCGGAGAATGACCTAAGTGATTTAAAAATATAGAAATAGATAATCGTAGAATGGAGTCTATTCGTCGTTATCACAACGATGAAAAACGATCTCTCATCCAAATGGTCACGCGCGAGGGGCATAACATTTTGGATGTGGGATCTGGATTTGGGGGTGATCTACAAAAATGGAAACACGCAGGCGCTTATATAAGTATGTGTGAACCAAACACAGAGTCTCTAGAAGAGGCAAAAACGCGCGCTAAGAATATGAAAATTCGTGTAAATTTTTATCACGGTGATATATTCGCGGCACCACACAGACGTTACGATATTATATGTTATAATTTTTCCCTTCATTATATTTTTGAATCTAGAGACCTTTTTATAACGTCTCTTCGAGAGATTAGAAATAGAATGAATGTGGGTGGGTATTTTATAGGTATTATTCCCAATTCAGATAAAATTATATTCAGGACACCTTTCCGTGACGATTTAGGGAATTTTTTTATAATGGAAGAATCAAGTTCTGGAAATTTCGGAGAGAAATTGTCCGTGAATTTGACCGATACACCCTATTACAAAGACGGACCTAAACCAGAGCCAATTGCACATAGAGATTTATTGATAACACATGTAGAAAATATGGGATTTACTTTAGAGTATTGGGAGGATTTAAAAGGAAATCCTCTTTCAGAATTATACAGTAAATTTATCTTTACATATAGAAAATGATACTCGCTCTAGTACTTGTAATCATAAATATATTCATATACATGAACACACACGAACCAGAAAATCTCAGGATAGTCAAGGAAAAATATAGGATTTTACGCGAACATTTAAAAGAGACGAATAACAAAGAATTTGAAATGTTGCAGAAACCTATACCCATTACGGCACATACTAGAACAGAGACTATTGGGTATAATACAAATAAGGGTCAAGAGATTGGTTTATGTATAAGTGGGGATACAAACAAAATCATGCACGTTTTAATACACGAATTGGCTCATAGTGCTATAAAAGAGTACGATCATAGCGAAGAATATTGGGATAAATATAATAAATTAATACAAATTTGTAAAGAACTAGGTATATACGAACCGATTACCCAGAAGACAAAATTCTGTGGAAAACACGTACAAGATAAATAATTTCTCAGTAAAATATAATAACCATGGAAGCTACTCCGTATTCAGATGTGGGTATAATGATGTTATATTGGATTTTTGTGTTGTTTACACTGGCGTCTCCGCTAATCACGGATAACTATACAGCAAAGACTATACTACTCACATTCGTTATCCCAAATATGCTATTATCTCTGTCCACGGGATTACCCCGCTTATCGGTCGATAGAGGATACTTAATAGCGGCGACATTTTTGGCCACACTCGCCGTTTTTGCTGTAAGCGAAGTACACCCACGATCGAAGACAACCATCAAAGAATTTGGTAAGGATAAAAACAAGACACTAGAGGGTGCCGGTATCCTCACATGTGCGTTTGTTATTGGTGGTATACTGTCTTACCTCATAATCGATAAATCTATATACGATTCTCTAAAGGAAACGAATGCGAATAACGCGATTTAATCTATATCGGGTATATGGTCTAATTGTATACCATTTCTCCAGAGAGGATCAGTGGTGTCTCCATATTGTTCACTAACCGTGTTTACATTAGTATTATTATCATCGTCATCATCGAGTGATAATTCTGCAACAACATCGGGTGTGTTAATAAAAGTTTCTGCATAACGTGTATTTTCAGGAAGTGTGTTGTCGTTTATTGTGTATTGTATAGGCGAGTTCAATGAGCCTTCGTCTTCATCTTCGTCTTCGTACCGAATAAGTAGATTTTCAGTCGCTCCAACAACTCGTGGATCCAACATAGCCATTTCAGTTTCAAGTTCATCTATTTTGTCATACAATTCTTCTTTTCGAGCCATTATTTCTGTTAGATGTTTACGTACAAATGAATTTTCGAGGGTCATATATGTTTCACACAGTTCACCGAACATTTTTTCAAAGTTGGCTATTTCCTGTTCAGAACCATTTTCTTCATAATGTTTTCTGAGATAATCATACGTCCAATCTTCTAAGCGTATTCGATGTAAAGCGCAAAAATGTTGAACCACTTCGTTTTTAAAACCAATGACACGTCGTTTGCGTTCTTTAAAATAATACGTCTCTTCATCTACGAGTCCCTTTATTTCGTGTTCTTTACATCGTATTTCTGACCACAATCTATTACATTTATGATTGTTGTAAAAATAATTTATCGCATCTTCGTTTAAACCCGGTATATTTTGGATAGATATGGGTTGCTGAAATACATTGGGTGTCGACGACACTTTAGACTGGAAAACTGTACGCATGTGGTTGCATATTTGTAGATAGTCTCCTTCCTCTATAATATGTACATCTTCACCCGCATGTTTATCTATAAGGGTTTGTATTTCTCGGAGGCTGTTAGAGGCATCCATCATGAAAAATCCATTTCATATTATTAACTTAGGTTTTAAAAATATAAGTTAATAATAAATGTGGAAGCGTTTGAAATCGTGGTTTTTTTCATTAAGCGATGTTAATTTACCTCCGTGGTATAAACCGATCGATCCTACACTCCAGGAATTTTTAAAACAATACCACGTATCTACCGAATCCAGTGGGACCGTGGGGGATGACGACGGTAAAGGTAAGAGAAAAAAGCATCATAAACTTCCTCGCGTCTTGAGACGAAAATACGCAAATTTATGTCCATGTTATGATATCCCATACCAAACGCACTTGGGTTCGTGTACATTATTGAAACGAACACTAGGTTCTAAAATGAAATATTCGACGTCCACAAATGTTATTTTTGTCAACTTTTCAAGGTATAATCTTAAATTATCAGTGACGACTATAGCGACGAGTATAAATGGGTTTTCTTTGGGTGTTATGGGTAATAGCATAGAACTAGATGTGAATAAAACTGAACCACAGACACAATCTATTATTCTCAAACCAATATTATTTAAACATGGTTTTGTTGGAAACGTGAGAGACGATGAACGTATATTAAAGCATTTTTCTCGAAGATCCATTAAGGCGAGTTCAAATAAAGCTTATTTAGTTATACCGAAGTGCTTGGCTTCATCTACTGTTCAGATAGATCCGTGTTCACGGGCATATTATTTGACTATAGACGTGGTGGACGATAAGGGTAATGTTGAGCGTTCTTTAATGAAAGACATTTTACACCGGTCGTGTTACGACGTTATATTTAACGACGAAAATATAGATAAGGACTTTAATGTTATTATATATAAGCAATTAAAAGATATTCTCAAAACACTAGAACACGAAGATAATCAAAAGGGGCGCCAGATTCATAAGGTAAAAAGGGAATTAAAATTACACGATGAAAAAATTGCACGCATGTCGGTGAGCGAGCGACAGAAGTATACAGATGCTTAAACGTATGGATCGATTAAAGATTTAATGACATAGAAGTATATATGAGTAATTGGAACCCGTCTGTTGTGAAGTATGATGTAGTCCCCGGTTTCACGGGGAAAGTAATTGGAGGAGAACACGATATGATACGTCGCGCATCGTCCATGTATCCCAAACCCCCTCCTCGCAAATGGGATATCAGTGAATGTACCCCAAAAACTAAATGGGACGCGAATAGCAAATCAAAAATAACGACATTATATTTACCACACGGAGAATTGTACAATCCCATGATACACAAAAAGACACCGAGGCGTCAAAATGCAACTTCAATTGGTCATAATATGGAATTGACGGGAGAGGATTTTCAGGAATTTATAAGTCCAGAATTATTAGAAAATGGAGATGGAACGATCGATTAGATAATATTTTCGCCGCTTATTTTAATGAGGCTTTCACTGATAGTTTTACTTTTAATTGTTGTTGTTCTTGTTTCGATGGTTAAAACAGAACAATATTCAAAGGCTTCTGGGTTTGCTGGATATCACGCACCTTCTAGAAGTATCGTGATAGACGACCCTCAGGAAGATCTTTCAAAATACACAGAACAAGATGAGAAGATTAGTCTTACGAATGATCAAATGGAGGCGATGGTTCTCGCAACAAATAAATATATATCGGAACGAACGAAAATGTGTACCTATATAATTGAAACTATCTCTGTTAAAAAATTTAAACCTAAAATTATAAAAAATGTCGAGGGGAGTGTACAAGAAGTTATAAATAGAGGGGATGTACCTAAAAGGGATTTATATAAGGCTATGTTTATGGTCGTTAAGCACGGTGGATATTCAACCGGGTTTTCAGTAACAGTAGATTTACAATTCATAGATGATACGAATGTAAAGGTATTAAGTGCGCATACACAACCAATGGATATAGATGAGCCCTTAAATAAAGAACCTTATTTAGATAGAGGAACCGGTAAGGTATTTGTAGATTATAACACGGTTAAGAAATCTGAGTTAGATTTCCTTAAAAATAATTTGCTTTAATTGTAATGATCAGTATAGATGAAATTGCAAAGATCGAAGAGAAAAAGAAGCAATTACTGAAAGATACATACGTATCAATTTATAATCAAGTATCTAAGAAAATACGTCGGACCGTAGAGATTGGAAATAAACAATTATTTGTAGTCGTTCCAGGTTTTGTAGTGGGACATCCCACATTTGACCGTATGAAAGCCACACAATATATAAAACGTCAGCTCGAGCGCGGGGGGTTTATAGTAAAACATACAAATGATTACGAATTATATATAACGTGGAATATCAAGAAGAAAAAACAAGAAGAACCAGTGTTAGATGAGGAATTTCCTTCATTTATAAACTTGAAAAAAGCTGCAAATAAGTACAGGGGAAAGTGATGCGCGATAATGGTTTTTTTAAAAAATTACATATATCATAAATGGATAACCTGAATATTCTGGTAGAGGCCAAAAAGGAGTATATTGGTCAATTATGTTTATTAATGGCCCCAGTTATGATAGATGTATTTGATGATATGTATGAAGAAGCAAACAAAATGTCTAAAGGGCGGAAGGTGTTAGTGATGTTTCAAAAATTATTGAAAGAAGTACCAAATTGGAGTGATGCTATGTCAAAAACACATTCCGATAATATTACAAATCGATGCGCGTGGTTCAGCGATCTATTGGCGGCTGTTTTTGTCGCCACTACAAAAATTTTATCCGCGGTTCGTTTAAGTTCGGACAACAAAAAATTATCACTTAAACTTCCTTCAAACGAAGTATTTATTCAAATGTGTTATAATAATGCAGCAAAGGATATATACAGGGATCCTTATATATTCCACGAATCTCAAAATGAGCATCAACGTAATGATACTTTATTTGAACGATTTTCAGTTTGCATAGAAACAACTGTTAAGGAGCTTATACCTGTACAAGAAATACTACAAACATACATCTCTCAAAGAGATTCAGATATAAACATAGGAGGCGATATCGAGGATACACAAGATCCAGAAATAGTAGAAGGAGATACGGAGACGGAACCAGGGACGGAACCGGGGATGGAGCCGGGGATGGAACCAGGGATGGAACCAGGGATGGAACCAGGGATGGAACCAGGGATGGAACCAGGGATGGAATCGGGTGTGGAACCGGGTATGGAACAGGGCATGGAACAGGAAACGGAACCCGTGTCCGAACAAATTCCTGTATCTGAAATGCCGAGTCGTTCCCCATTCGAGGACGAATTCAGAAATATTCGCACATCTCGTATACCTCAGGAAAAGACTCACACGGATTCTATCCAAGAAGATGTATTATTTCCAGATGCAGCAGATGATAGAAGAAAAAAAGTTGGCTATTATTAAATGGAAATAGAAGACTATCTTCGAGATCCCGTTTGGGCATCTATCGTAGCCGGGGGTATAACCGCCGGATACATACACGCAAAGGCAAAGTTAAATAACGAAGGAAAGTTGCAATTAAGCGCATACGCTAAACCAGCTACACTAGTGGCTATTTTAGTTTTTTTTATAGTAACAAATGGTTTAGGTAAGAGAGAGACTATTTCTACCGAACCATTTTAGTATTCTGACTTAAAGATATAGTCTATTATATAATAACACTACACCAATGACCTCGGTATCCGCATTCACAGATATGATGGAGCAATTCCTTGTGGAATTACACAAGACGTTTCCAGAAGAAAAGGGGCTCCGCAAATGCAAATCCGCATTTGATTTAATGAAAAGCGCAAATCCTCGGCTCATCGTTGATGGGTTCATGGCTAGTGTTTCTCCACACTCAGAAAAACTTACAGCTAAGGATGAAACGTTTTTCATCGAGGAATCAAAGAATATGGATTTTATTAAAGATGTTAATTTGAAATCTCATTGGAGTAATGCAAAACAAGCTACAAAAGACGCTATTTGGCAATATGTACAAACACTGTATATGTTAGGAACGACGATTCAGTCAATCGACCCCAAAACACTTTCGGTGATAGAAAGTGTAGCATCTAAAATGGCGAACGAATTGGGGGAAAACGGGGGTGATTTGGATGAAGCCCAATTGCTCAAATCTGTACAGGGTATGTTGGGAGGGATGTTGAAAAAATAAACCTATACTAATATAAATGAGCACTGTATTTGAAGATCCTATGCAGCTTGTAAAAGCCGATAAGGTAACCGAGTTTTGGCCAAATAATAGCCAGACATCAGACGAGCGCATAAATGCAACAGCCCGTTTTATTATATACGCTACGTGTATTATCTATTTAATTAAGAGAGATGCCCGTATATTTGTTTTAGGTGCGACAGTTCTTGGCGTACTATATGTTATGCAAAAATCAAACATGATTAAAGAAGGGGTCGCGAGACCCGTAGTAGCTCGCCCGGTTCGTGGGGGCGCGTGTCAGAGACCAACACCAGATAACCCAATGGGGAATGTTTTATTGAGCGATTATAATGATAATCCAGATCGCCCATCTGCGTGCTATTACCCCACTATTAAGCAGAATGTGAACGCTCAAACGACTAGTCGTGTTCCATACGGACCAGCGCGTTCTCGTTCCGCCTTACCACAATACCAAAGGAATGCATTATCTAGACAATTTGTATCCAGTCCAGTTACGGATATTCCAGGAGATCAAACTGCATACGCTGAATGGTTATACGGAGGAAAAAATAGACCGATGTGTCGTTCGGATCCTCGCATGTGCGACCCCGATGCGAGAGGTGTTCAATTAGGTGCATTCGCGGGCCTCGATCCAAATGGAGATAAGAGAAGTGGTATGCATAGGGGGTCTGGACTTGGTGGTGGACTCACTACTTAAATTTTAGGTTAGTAAATATAAACGCTGATACTCGATTTACTTATAAACAAAATGTTATATAATAGTAAATGGCGTATCAACTTCAACCAGGCTTGAATATTGTTCAACATCCAGCCGTTCCACCCGTGTGCGCGACCGCTGATGTTAACCCCTTACCTCAGCCCACTTCATTAAATTACGGCTCCCGCCCAAATACTGTATTATATGGGACAGCTCCTTATATGGCTGGAAAGGGCAGTCCAGCGGAATTTATCGAAACGAGTGATCAACTCAGACCACAAACAACATCTCAATTTAATAAAAATTTAGTCGAAACTTACAGTCGGGGATATTTCCCACTCCAGAATGTTCAATGTAAAGTTCCTCTCCGAACTCGAACATATGAACCATCCAGTACTCGAGCCAATACTCAAAATGGTATGTTTTTGCAAAGGTACGGGAATAAAAATGTGTCTAAGTAATAAGAAAGATGGCTGATCCTATATCCATTTTAGCTATTGCGGGCTTAGTGTACGCCGGGCGTACATTAAGTAAACCTCATAAGGAAACGTATGAACCAGAAATGGAACAACCCATGCAAGAAACACCAGATTTTGTTATTCCAGACAGCGACGATACCGTTGTTATACCAAGTAAAAAGGTAGAAATGCCACAATTTGGGGATATAGCGCCCCAGCAAAAATCGAGCGGCCAGGAGATATTAGAAATGCGCGATCGTATGTTTGATACAGGACGAATGAATAATTTGGCGCCTATAGAAAAACAACAAGTTGGACCCGGTCTTGGGGTTGGTAGCGAAATACCAAGTTTTGGTGGTTATCAACAATTATTCCGTGTTAACCCAGTTAACGTGGGTGAATACAAATTAACAACACTTCCAGGTAGAACCGGACCAGGTGGGGATATAACGGGTGGTCGAAGAGGACTTGCGGGGGAACTTGGTAATAACAGACCAGAAAAGACTGCATTCCTTCCAGAGAGGCTTCCCACAGTCCCAGGACGAGCTCAAGGTATGACCGGCGTTACTCCGAGACAAGAGCACGAACGTACAAAGCGTACCACGAATCGAGCCGAAACCGGGTTGAGAACAGACGGTCTTTCGAACGCACCCGCGAAGCGGTTTATACCAATGAGCACCCGTGCACAAGATCCTACGCGTAATAAGAAGGATGGCAATGTAGAACAATACCAATACGCGAATCAACCAGCTCCGGGTATACATAGTTTCCATCACGGATACATTAATGCCCCGGGTAGTAAGATTGGAGAAAAGAGAATTTACGGTACACCACACACAGTCGAAGAATTACAGAATTACGGGTTCAGACCAGATGATCGTCGTGGAAAACCAAACAGAGCCGGTGGTGCTGGTAGAATGAATGTCAGAGCTGGACCACTTAATCAAGGTGGTTTAGTAACGAGTGTGCGCTCTGATTCTAGTAGAATAGATGGACGTGTGAATGCTGCTAATGGGGCGTGGACACAGCAATACAATAACTCCAAATTCCACCAGTTTAACGCATATAAGGGCATTTATAACCCACACGCGAGTAATATGAATTTGGACTTGGCTAAACACCAACTCCAGAAGAACCCACTCGCGCATAGTCTTTCATAATTGTAATAAAATCAAGATAAGATCGAGATAAACAATCATTAAAATATTATCCATATATTTTAATGAAGGTACATACCTTAGACATAGATAGTGGCGAAAGAGATCCCGTTTTATATCCTAACCCCGCAGACTATGTCGTGAGTTTAAAAAATCCAATTTACGATGTGACTAAAATTTCACTTATATCAGCCCGGATACACGCGAGTCAAATGTTAATCAATGAGCGCAACAATACGTTTTCCGTGAATGGGGTAACGACGTCATTACCAAATGATAACTATACGGGCGCTACACTCGCTTCAGCAATGTCTTCAGCTTGCTCAAATATCGCGACAGCTTCGTACGATTCTGGTACGAATGATATCGTATTTACAAATTCGACGACGCCATTTACACTTGAATTTTATGGAGGTGTGCGTGGGTATCACACCAATGTACTCGTAGATGGGTACACGACACCACACGATATTTTGGGATTTTCTGCGAGTAATGTTTCATCCACGAGCGTAGGTGGAACACAAACACTAAAAACAGGCTCTATAAATATACAGGGACCTGATGCGATTATAGTAAAATTAAGTAGTGGTTCTGAAGAATTTAACAAGACTATATTTTCAAAGACCCCCTTTTATACGGGTCGCATCCTGATGTGTGGGGATGTTATTAATTTTTCGGGTGTCGACGACATTGTTGAGCATAATTTTGATTCTGGACCTCGGAATATAACGAGTTTGCGTGTACAATTCTTTTACAGCAGTAATAATCAATTAATTCCGTATGATTTTAGAAGTGCAAATCATATACTTAAACTAGCAGTGACGTGTTCTACGAATAAACTAGAGAGTGTTCCTAAAGTCATGAGAGACATGTCTCTCCCACCGCCTATGAAAATCCCCGAATTAGAGGATCCGCATAGATGGGATGCATTTGTATCTATTTTTGTAATAGTATTGACCGGTCTCATATTATTGATATTTATGAGGAAACCAAAATCTATCGAGTAACGGCAAAGACTGGTGTGCGTGGCTTCTCGACACGAGGAGACACTCTGGAAATACCGAGATAGACAAGGACCGACAACAAGGTAGTGAAGATCGCAGTCAAAGCGTAGTTAGCGCCACCATTCTTGTTAACCTTGACGATTTGGTTAATAACCCATCGCACGAGATCCATCCAAGAGAGCGCCGCAGCGAAGCTGAAGCCAGCGACAACAGCGTTGAGGCTTTGAGATTCGAGTTCCTGAGTAACAAGAGTGAGTGTTTCGTCCATTTTTTATACTATTAAAAGATATTTTATTCTGGGAGTAGTTCCTCCTCGACTAATATTTTCTTATATTCGGTTTTTTCAAATCCTTTCATATCCTTGACCTTTTTGTTAAATTTAGGAGGTTTATTACCTTCTTGGGAGTTGGCGGTAGAATCCGTACACGATTCTGTATCCGTATCCGTCTCAGTTTCAGAAGTATCGCTTCCACACACACTAAAGTGTTTGTAATCGATGACATCCCATCCTGATGGTTCGTCGGTAGGATCTAATTCCATTAATATGATAAATGTTTTTTATTTATTGCGTTCTTTCCCAGAAATCATCGTAATTATTATCAGTTAATTCGGAATTATTATCGATGGAATCTTTTATCATTTGTTCCGCTTCATTTTGAGGCACCCACTCGTCCCAAATATCGTAGGATTCGTTTATTTTTAGGAATTTATCATCCCCCCCTGAATAACGTTCAAATTTTAAACCTTCTTCTTTTTCGTTAACAATTTCAAAATCTTCTTCATCACTATCTTCGTCATCATCGTCATATATTTCCGGAAAAAGGGAACCGGAATGTAGTCCTACGGTGTTCATGGCGCAGTATTTAATACAATATTCCATATCTTGGGATAAAATTGTATCACGCCCACACGCTTTTGCGTATTCCCCTGATAATACCAGAGCTTGTTCTAATACGGGCTGAATTATATCAATGGCCGTTTGTTCGATGTCCATTATTGTATAAATAGTATTTTACTGATTCCATTTTCAATGCGGAGTATGTTGTAACTTAGGGCATATACACGCAAGCCACGGTCCCCGAATCCGACGTGTGGGTTGATTTTTATTTTGAGATTTTGGTTTTTTATAAAACTGAAGTTTTTCTGTCCAGTTGGGTACCAACGCTCTGGTTCGAGACTGAAGCTATATGAATAGAAACGTCGGTAAAGGGGTGTTCGGGAATGGTGTATACCACTTTGAACTGCACGTAGATTTATTAAACTACCTGTATCTTCGTCCAAAATAGTTTCCCCATCGAGTGTTAATGAAAGATTATGAAGATTTTCATAATTTATATATCTCGACATAGGAATAGCGCTCGAGTGAGAAGATCCCGTGTTTAGAATTTGTTCGGTGTGGTCCCAATCAAAGGCGGATACCCACCGACTACTAATGGGTACTGTTATGACCTTTTGAATCACGAAGAATAGTTCTTTTATAGGGTTTACAAAATTCAGTCTATATGTCGCTTCTGAAAATGTGTTATGGTTATCTTCCCTGGGAAGTGGGTCAAATGTATTTTCCTGTATTTGCGTTACTATATAATCAATTTTTTTGCTTTGTAGTTTAGCTCGTTCTGGTTCATCTAAACAGACCATTTCGGCAGTGACTTTGAGACTTTTAATAAGGTTTTTGATTTCTACACCGTATCTGCGTAGATGCCCACCAGAAGTTTCTTGATAGTGATAACAATCCGCAGAATTCGCCAATTTAAATACGATTTCAACTTCTTGTTTATCTATGGCACATAATGGAATCGCCAATTCTGGATTATTATAGAAATAGAATGGAATGTCTACAAAATATTTAGTATACGCAGTGGCATACGGGAGATATCCCAATATATCCGAACCATTAACTTTAGATCCAGATAATTCACCTGGTGGTTTTCCTATGAGGGTAGCTAATGGGGTTTGGTTTGTTTGTGTTACGTACAATTCGCTATAAATTTGTAGAAAGTTTCGTGGTATGCGTTGTATTAATTGTCCCCCAATAAAAAGCTCTACATATTCAAACATAGCGTGTCCAATAGATTCGTTATACCTAGTCCCATCTGTGCCTCCTACCAAGGACTGGTTTATGGGTGATAATTCAACTTTAAAACTTAGAGTTTTTAAGAGATCTCCTTGATTTTGTGGAATCGTACAACGTAAATTATTTCCAAATTCTACTTCACCATCCACGTCGAGATCAACAAAGAACGTAGAAAAATTTGTATGTTTTTTGAAATTCTTTATAAAATACGTATACTCTGGGTCTTCTGTAAAGAATATGTCTTGTGGGCCTGATGTTGCGAGTTGTACTCTACCAGCCATTACTATTATTACTATCTAAAATTTTAAACCACCTAGGCCGCTTTCTATTCTTAAAACGTTATAATTTACGGCATAAACCCGAACAGTGTTACCACTTGAATTAGCGAGTTCCATTTCGAGTAGTTTATGAGAAACTCGACTCATATTTACTTGTCCTGTCGGTCTGTATGTTTCCGGTTTAAGAGAAAAACTATACAACCCAAATCTAGAGTTAGTATCTGGGTATCCAGTATGATATTTAAGAGGTTGTTCATTTTCTAACATCATATAATCTGCATCTATAACCGTATTATTGTTGAATTTTAACACAACGTTATTAATTTTTGTATGTTCATCTATTCCCCCATCTTTAATAGCTATGAAATACATTTCTTTGACCGGGTTTTTAAAATTCACCATGATTGCCTTTTTAGATTCTCCCGACTCCATACGAAACTGCGATTTTTGAACTTGTGTTATCACATATTCAATGGGTCTCGTGAGCATGAAATTACGTTCATCTTCTGTTATATAAAAGAAATCTGTTATCAGGGATAGATTTTTCATAGTAGACGCAACATTCGAAGGGGGTGAAGATGCAGTACCACCCGAATAGGATATAGATACATCCTTTAATGGTTTGAATTTAACTCGAACTTCCACGAGTTGTTTTGTGAGCGCGTGTACAGGTAAAGCTAAACTTGGATGCCGGAAAAAATAGAAGGGTATGAGTACATTATATGTAAATTCACTACCAACCGTGATATATTGGTCATGCCCCGTTAAAAAATAGAGTGTCTGATTTGTGTCGTCTGTTGTATTATGGAGCTGGTCGTACATATATATGTATTCACCCGTGAGACGCTGTATAGTCTGACCACCAATAGATAGGTCTATGTAGTCTATTATGCGAGTACCTATAGATTTATTAAACCGTGCATTTGTTCCAGAAGGATGTGTTAGGGTGAATCGAAGCATCATACTTCGAATGAGATCTCCTTTATTATTGGGTATACGACATTCTAAAATATTATCGAAGTCAGTCGTGCCGTCAAAAGGTGTTTCTATAGATTCTGCTGCGAATCGAGTATGCCGTCTGAAGTTCATCAAGAAATACGAGAATTGAGGTTCTCCCGTGAGCCATTTATCAGGAATCCCTTTAGTAGCTAGATTTAAACGTCCGGCCATTCTTACTATTCGTGAGTAAAATTTTGTGAATTAAAACGACGCTATATTTTAGATGAATCTTCAATTACGAAAATTCAAACCTGAACGAATGGCAGACGATAAAGTTTGTGTATTTATAGGTAAACGTAACACTGGTAAATCTACTCTGGTAACGGATATATTGTTTCATAAGAAACATCTACCAGCGGGCGTTGTGATGTCGGCAACAGAGGAGGGGAATCATTATTATCAACAATACGTTCCAGATTTATTCATATACGGGGATTATGATAGAGAGGCTATAGAACGAGTATTAGAGAGACAGAGAAAACTTATAGGTTCAGGAAAGACACAGAATAGTGGAGCATTTTTACTTTTAGATGATTGTATGTATGATTCTAAATTCATGAAAGATACATGTATTAGACAGTGTTTTATGAACGGAAGACATTGGAAAATATTCTTTATGCTTACTATGCAATATTGTATGGACCTTCCACCCGCTTTACGCGCAAATGTAGACTATGTTTTTATTTTACGCGAGAATATAATACAAAACCGCGAAAAGCTCTATAAATCCTTCATGGGCATTTTCCCTTCTTTCCATTTGTTTAATCAGGTGATGGATGCTTGTACGGAAAACTACGAGTGTCTTGTGCTTGATAATACTTCCAAATCAAATAAAATTGAGGACTGTGTATTCTGGTATAAAGCGAGTGTACGTAAAAATTTTAAGGTTGGCGCACCCCAATTTTGGCAAACACATAAAAAGATGTTTAATCCAAAACACGATAATATCAAAAAAGGAAACCTTAAGTCAGCGTCAAAGAATACAAATTTTACTATAACTAAAAAGAAATGACGCTTGTTCGAGAGTTAATTAAAAGACAAATTAGGAAAATGCACGCACAGCCCACAATCTCGTTGAGATTACCCGAAGAGTTATTATTCCCACATAAGAGATTACCTTCGGAAATTGTAGATGATTCCACTTTTAGTCATGGATATTCATTTTATATAGATGTAAACCATGAAAAAAACCAGATTCACATCAACGATACCATGACCGATTTGGAGAGAGGTCACATTTTACCAAAATACAGGCGGATGTTAAGAGGAATACACCCAAATTACGACGTGATAACTACAGGACGAGGCGCGTAAATGTTTTTTGGGAAAAAAGTTAGATATTATTAAATGACCGATGTACACACGCTAAATTTAGCTGATTCAGGTGATGGTATGGTATCGTTAAATAACCCATCTACATCGTTTATTCCAAACACTTCGCAGAATTTCCCGGAAAAAAATATAAGTGAAGATAAACAGACAATGGACTCTACACCAATTTCGGATATTATGGGCCAGACACAAGAACCACTCGAACCACCAATGATGGCCGCCGATCCACGCATGGTTCAATCTCAAATGCAGGCGCCAATGATGGCTTTGCAACAACCAGTCCAACAACAAACACAAACAGAAGAAAAGAAGAGTACAGGAAACCCCCTTAACCTCACAGACGAGCAATTGCAACTTGTTTTAATTGCTGCGTGTACTGGCGCGGCTATCAGTAAACCAGTCCAGGAGAAGTTGGCGAATTTTGTACCCCAATTTTTGAACGCGAATGGTAATAGAAGCATGGTTGGACTTGCATCTACCGGTGTTGTTGCGGCCGCTATGTTTTACATTGTTAAGCGATACGTATAAATATCATAGTTAAATTGTATTAATATCAATATTAATAAGAAATTCTCGGTTCTTATTTATATAAAATATATACTTATAGTAATAATGCCTGTTAGTAGTTCGCGGCGAATAGGTGGATCAATGACGGCGCCCAGGTTTACAATGGGTAGTTTTCGATCGGGATTTTATAATACCGACTTGGGTACTCGAGGACGACGACAAGGACAACGACAAAGTAGACAGCGTACTTTGAACGAACGTCGCGGTATTTTAAGATATATTCCCAACTCTAATTCTAATTCTAATTCTAATTCTAATTCTAATTCGAATAACAAAAACAAGAATAATACAAAAAACAAGAATGTCGTGGCGTGGTTTAATAACGAAATGTATCCAGGAAAGAAGAATATGATTCCAGCCAGTAAACGGGTGTATTTGGAGTCGAATACTGGCAGTAATGGTAAAGTAAAACACGTATATAATAAACGCGCTTTAAAGATTATTAAGAGTGTGGCGAAGAAGAGTGGTAAAACGCCACAAAGTCCCATAACCCGAATTCCGTTTACGAAGAAAGACATTAAGAAATATAAAAGTAAATAAATTAGACACCAGTAGACCCAAATCCTCCACCACCTCGCTCGGTTTCTTCTAATAATTCCAATTCATGAATTTCCGGAGTCGCACACTTTTCGAGCACGAGTTGTGCGATTCTATCACCCTTTTTAATCACGAATTTATCCTTTCCGTGATTGAATAATAATACCCTAATTTCGCCAGTATAGTCTGGGTCTATGACCCCTGCTCCGACATTGATTCCTTTCTTAACAGCGAGCCCAGATCGAGGAGCGACGCGCCCATACACTCCATCAGGGAAACTTGTTGAAATACCGGTACCAACGAGTTCACGTTCATTCGGTTCAATGATATAATCTACATTTGAATATAAATCATACCCCACAGCGTCTTTGGAACCTCGAGTGGGGATGATCGCGTCGTATGCTAATTTTTTCACACAAAGTTTATTCATTTCTCTTATGAATTTGTATATAGCATATTCTTTATTTGTATTTATTATATTTTGTAATTGTAGAATGCTCTTATCACTTCCATCTATATGTTCCTCGTGTAGCTGTTGTTGCTGCCTTTTAATGATTCTTAGTATGAGGAACTAATTTTTATATTTTGTAATGGTATAATAAACGATATGGAAGGAAAGAAAAAGAATAACGGGCCCACGATTTCTTTGATTATCTTTTTAATCTTATGCTTATTGGGTATATCTATGTTATACTTTCGCGCGACTGGAACACTTTTGTATTAAAGATTAGGATGTACTATAAATAAATGATCCAGGATTTATGTAATCATATTTACAAGACTCTCGGACCGGGATTTAGTGAGCGGGTCTATCATAACGCGATGGAAGTTATGTTGCGACAGAAGGGAATTAATTACGAAACGGAAAGAATAGTTCCTATTGTATTCGAAGGACATACAATAGGAAATGTTCGAGCGGATATAATTATCGATGG